GTATTACATCATTTAACCGATAGACTATCTTGTAGAGAACCATATTCTCCGTGGTTATTAAAATGTACTGGTAAAAGGTATCGTTATGCTTCGTAAAATAAAATTATATGGAGAACTTGCAGAATTTGTAGGTCATAAAGAATTTGAGGTAAAGGCTGATACTTTAGCTAGTGCTGTTAGTTTTTTAGTAAATAATTTTGAAGGAATAGATAAATTTATGAATCCTAAATATTATCAAGTAAAAGTGGGTAATTATGCAATAGATGAATCAGAAGTTTATCATCCTATAGGTAAGGAAGATATTCATTTTACTCCTGTTATTAGTGGTGCTGGAAGAGGTTTTGGAAGAATATTACTAGGTGCTGCTTTGATTGGATTAGCTTTTATTCCGTTTGCCGGTTCTGGAACGGGTTTAGGGATGCTTTTTGGAAAAGGGCCAGTGTTCGGTATTCATAAACTAGGGCAAGTAGGGATGCTTTCAAAAGCGTTAGCAGGTGTTGGAGCTTCTTTAGTTTTATCAGGTGTCAGCGAAATGCTATTTCCTTTGCCTAAGTTTGAAGATTTTGGTTCAGAAGAAGATCCTAGATTATCATTTAGTTTTAATGGTATCCAACAAACAAATAGGGCTGGCACACCAGTTCCAATAGTTTATGGAGAGATATTCACTGGATCGGTTGTAATTAGTGCTTCTGTAGATACTGAACAGGTACAGGCATGACTGATATTAAACGTATTATTAGAGGTGCAAAAGGTGGAGATCCATCACCTCCAAAACCTACTAGAGATCCCGATACACTTCATAGTAGACAGTACGCTACTTTTTTAGATTTAATATCAGAAGGCGAAATTGAAGGTTTTGCTACTGCTTCTAAAGAAGGCAGAACAAAAGGTACAACTGCATATAATAATGCTGCACTTAAAGATGTGTTTTTAAATGACACTCCTGTCATAACAGCTTCAGCAGATTCTACTGATATTCAAGATACAGATAGGAATTTTCAAAATGTTACTTTTACTCCCCGTTTTGGAGTTGATAGTCAAACCGCTATACCAAATATAGATAGTAGTGTATCGACAACAAGTGTCGGTGTTGAAGTCACGAAAGCTACTCCTGTAACTAGACAGATTACTAATACAAATGTTGATAAAGTACGAGTAGCAATTACCTTTCCTCAATTACAGAGAGCAACTGATGATGGTGATTTATTAGGAACAGAAGTTCAGTTTAAAATATCTGTTCAATATAATTCTGGTGGCTTTACAGATGTAATTACACCTGATAATGGTGGAAAAGTATCAGGAAGAAGTGGAGATGCGTACCAAAGAGATTATGGAATACAACTTACAGGTGCATTCCCTGTAGATATAAGAGTTAGCAGAGTTACAGATGATGCTACAGATACTAATGTTCAAGATACTTTTCAGTGGACAAGTTTTGGCGAAATAATTGAAGAATCTCGTAATTATAACAATAGTGCTTATACTGCTTTACGTTTGGATTCGATGCAGTTCAGTTCGATTCCTGATAGAAAATTTAGAATTAGAGGAATTAAAGTAAGAATCCCAGGAGCAGGTGCATCTAGTTCTGGTACTCCTACTGTTGATAGTACAACTGGTCGAATTATTTATCCTGATGGTTATATATTTAATGGAGTTATGGGTGCTGCTACATGGTGTTCATGTCCTGCTATGATTTTGCTTGATATTTTAACTACGAGTAGATATGGATTTGGAGATCATATAACAGATAGTTCTCTTGACCTTTTTAGTTTTGTAAATGCTAGTAAACATTCAAATAAATTAGTACCTGATGGTTTTGGAGGAGAGGAAGCTAGATTTAGTTGCAACGTAAATATTCAAAGTCCTAAAGAAGCATTTACTTTAATAAATGAATTAGCAGGTGTAATGAGATGTATGCCTATATGGTCTGCTGGTTCAATTACAATTACCCAAGATAAAAAAACTGATCCTAGTTATTTATTTAATTTATCTAATGTTACTGAAGAAGGCTTTTCATATTCTGGTAGCAGTTTAAAAACAAGACATAGTGTTATATCCGTGTCTTATTTCAACATGGATAGTCAAGAAGTTGATTTTGAAGTAGTTGGAGATAGTGATAGTGCTACAGATGTAGCAAGAAGAGCAAAATTAGGTACTGTCATAAAACAAGTAAAAGCATTTGCGTGTACTTCAAGAGGTCAAGCTAAAAGATTAGGTAAAGCAATACTATTTGCTGAAGAGAACGAATCCGAAGTTGTTGCATTTGCGACTTCTATTGATTCTGGTGCGGTAGTAAGACCAGGTGCAATTATTGAAATTCAAGATCCAGTAAGAGCAGGTGTAAGAAGAGGTGGCAGATTGAAAAGTGTTACTTCTACAACTGTTGTTACTGTTGACGATACTGCTGCGACTGATCTTGCTGTAGATGCAAGTGGTAGTCCTGTTGGAGATGCAAAAATATCTATAATTATGCCAGATGGAACACTAGAAGTGGGTACTATTTCTGCTGTGTCAGGAGGTACTATTACTGTAAATAGTGTTGTAAAAAATAACACTGACGGAACTCAAACTACTCAATCAACATTTAGCTCTGCCCCAAATGTAAATGCTAATTTCCTTATATCAAACGTAACTATAAAATCTCAATTATTCAGAGTAATAACAGTAGAAGAGCAAGATGGAATAAATTATGCAATTACAGCCTTATCTTATGTTGAAGGTAAGTACGCATTTATTGAAGATGGTGAAGCATTACCAACTAGAACTGTATCAAAATTAAATGAGCTTACTTCACCTCCTACTGCTGTAAATGCTGTTGAAAGAATATTTCCTATAAACAATCAAGCTATATCTAAAATTGTTATTAGTTGGCAACCTATAGTTGGTGTTACTGAATATCAAGTCAATTATAGATTTGGTAATGACAATTTCATAAGTGAAAAGGTATCAAGACCTGATTTTGAAATATTAAACAGTAGAAAAGGAACTTATACCATCCAAATTTTCTCATATAATGTCCAAAATAGGTTATCAGCAAGTTCTACAAATATTACATTTGAAGCTGAAGGTAAAACTGCATTACCACAGGATGTAACAGGATTATTAGTCGAACCAGTATCAGATCAGTTTGTACGATTACGTTTTGATAAAGCTACAGATATTGATGTTACACATGGTGGAAACGTAGTTGTTCGACATAGTAACCTAACAGATGGAACGGCTACATTTACAAATGCTACTGATGCTATATTTGCACTACCAGGAAACGTATCTGAGACATTAGTACCAGCAGTTGATGGAGAGTATATCCTTAAGTTTAAAGATGATGGTGGCAGATTAAGTTCTGGAGAAACTTCTATTATTGTTACTACTCCTGATCCTGTACCTAAATTACTTGTATTAGCGGATAGAGAAGATACTGACGCTACACCTTTTGCTGGTAATAAAGTTGACTGTTTCTTTAGTGATGATGTTAACGGACTTGTTCTTGGATCTCTTGAACTCTTAGATGGGGTTACAGATTTTGATGCTATTGCAGATTTTGATTTCTTGGGTGCTGTTGATATTACAGGTGGTCATTATGACTTTGCTTCCAAATTGGATTTAGGTGGTAAGCAACCACTTAAATTAACAAGACATCTTGTAACACAGGGTTTTTATCCTAATGATCTAATAGATAAAAGAACAGCAAATGTAGATACCTGGACAGACTTTGATGGTGCTACTGCATTTGATGTCAACGCAAAACTATTGGTAGCAACAACTGACAGCGATCCAGCTACATCTGATGCAGCGACTTACACACAATCAGGAACGACAATAACAGTGACAAAATCTAGTCATGGATTTAGTATTGGCACTTTTGTTGATATTGATTTTACAAGTGGTGGTGCAACTGACGGATATTTTGAAGTTCAATCTGTACCAAGTAGTAGTACTTTTACTGTCACTGCCTCATCCAGTGCAACAATATCAAGTAGCAACTGTAATATCGGAGCAGGGTTTACTCAGTTTAATACTCTTATGAACGGAGCATTTATTGGTCGTGGGTTTAGATTTAGATGTCAGATGGATACAGATGATCCTGCACAATCTATCGAAATAGATCAGTTAGGTTATACAGCAGAACTTAACAGCAGAACTGAAACTGTGAATACTGTCATTGCATCTGGTACGTCAAGTAAAGCAGTTACGTTCCAGCATCCTTTCTTTACAGGAACATCTCAACTTGGAGGATCTACTTCTGCTTACTTGCCTAATATTGGAATTACGATAGAAAATGCACAATCAGGAGATTTCTTTGCTTTGTCCAGTATTACTGGCAGTGGTTTTAGTATTGATATAAAGAATGGCTCTAGTTTTGTTAATAGAAATTTCAAATATGCTGCTACAGGATTTGGTCGTGGTAGTTAGAGTTGGTTTAAGATATACTTAAAAGAAAAAGTGAGTTAAGTAATGGCTACACATGATTATGTAATAGATAACTCCACTGGAGCTAACGTCAGGACGGATTTAAATAATGTATTACAGGCAATATTAACAAATAATAGTTCTGGTTCTGCTCCTAGTACGACTGCTGCATATATGTTGTGGGCTGATACAAGTAATAATTTATTAAAGATGAGAAATTCAGCAAATGATGGCTGGATTGATTTAAGAACTTTAACTGGTGGTTTAACTTCGGCTGCTGATGCAACAATAAATTCTATAACTGTAGGTAAAGGTGCAAACTCTGTTGCTGGTAATACTGTTCTTGGAGAAAGTGCTTTAGATGCTTCTGTGAGTGGTGGAAATAATACTGCTGTAGGTAAAAGTGCTTTAACAACTAACACATCTGGAACTGAAAATACTGCTGTTGGAAGAGAGTCTATGAGGCTCAATACA